ACTCACACGCTGAGGGGTGAGCCGAAATTGCGTCGTGGTCAACGCGATGACCAGCACGCGATCGCCTGGTGCCGCCGTATAAGTCTGGCCACTGGCATAGCCGTCGATCAGCAGATTCGCGCCGGCGGTAAAGGGGGCGGCCGCCGCACAGACGAGCGTCCGTTGCGCTCCAGCAAAGGGCGCAGCCGTGAACCCCGTACACGTGGTAGTGCCCGTATAGTCGATCGTATGCCCAACCGTTGCGGCAAAGATGTCCGGTGACGCTGCGGACGCGACAGTGGTTTTCTTCCACAAGAATGCGCGAACTCCCGCGATGAATCGCGCAGCCAATGTCGAGACGGACAGTGTGTCAACAACATCTTCCGTGATATTGTCCGCTGTTGCTTGTGCTACGGCCGCCGCCACGAGGCTGGTTTGCCGCAAGACTTTATTCTCCAGCTCTTGCCGCGCCGTGCCTGGCTGGTGACCAATGTTGCGCTGTGCATCTATCGCATACGCCGCTTGTGTCAGGATATTGCCGCCTGACGCCGTATCCCCAAACGGTAGAATTTCATTTGTCCCCATGCGTGTCCTCCCTTAGACCGGCTCTAAATGATTGCCCCATTGTCCTGTGCCCCATCCGGCGAACCCCGCGCTGTCCGGCACGCCCCAGGCAAACAGTTTGCCCGTCACGGGTGGGGTGGCATAGTACCGAATGCGCACGCCAGCCGGCTTGATGGACAGCAGCCCGTTGATCAAGAGTGCTCGCGTAGTGGCATCCACCAACCCGCCTGATAACCCTACAACCATGGTCATGTCCTGATAATCTTGAATGCTGATCACCAGACTGCCGCCAAACACCGTGCTCCAGATTGTGTAGGCACTGGGAATGGACCCATCCCACCGATTTAACGCCACTCTCGCCTTGAGCACGACGCGATAGATGTCATCCGGCAATGATGTCATCCCGTCTATTGGGTCAGACGGACCTTTCCATGCTCCTTCGGCCCAACCGACGCCCGGCGCGCCCCAGGAGAGATACACGCCGGTCAACGGGGTCGGCACATGACGGGAGACCCCAATCCATTCCCCGCAGACATCCTGTTGCACGCCGACGGCTGTGTCCAGGTCAAATGCCTCTGGCATCCCGGCCAGGACGTCCCGTAATTTCACCAGTGGTGTGATCGACGCGCGGACGGTGGCGACAAATCGCGGTTGATCTTTATGCGCTTGCGTGAGGAGTTCGAGGTATTGGTCAACCGTCATCGTTACACCACAATCAGCGTGACGTTGGTGGCCACATCACAGGAGGCCGATTCATTGAAGGCCAAGGTAATGTCCGTTGTGCCAAACGCTCCGGCATTCTTTTTGATGCGAAGCAGTGTGACGTTGTACGTCAGACTCTCGGCGGCACCGAAGAGATTGGCCGGCACATAGAGCCGTGACAGTCGCACGGCCTCTCCGATACTCAGTGCGTTGATGGTGGCAGCCATGGCCGCTTTGATCGCATCACCAATGCTCGTGGTGTAGCCGGTCAAGGCCGTCAGCGTGATTTCCACGCTGAGCGTCGCCACCGTGGGACGGTAGAAATTGATGATATTCGTAATCCCTTGTGAGTCGGTCGTGGTGACGGACGTGGTGCCATAGGTGCCGGTGCCAGGGGTTTTCTTCAGTGCGATTGCATCCCCGATAGCTTGGCTGTCCCCGCCTTCAACCACGAAGGAAAGATGATGGCCAGGAATGCCGTTGCCGTCCACCGTGTCGCTGTCGTTCTCATACCCTTTCAGGCGAGTCACGCCGGTCAATGCGGCAATAGCGCCAAGCAGACCGTGAAAGATCGACAGGGATGGAATGGCGGTCGAGATTGTCTGTCGCGTGCGCAAGGCCGCGTCTGTTTCCACCGGATTGCCGGCTGTTGCGGCTGACGGATTGGTCACGGTCTGCCAGCCAAGCGTCACGGTCACAATCTTCGTGATGGTGCCGGCTGACGCGGACACTGCGCCGATCGTGTCCGCTGTCGCCGTCACCGTGATTGATCCACCAGGGGGAATGGTGACTGAGGCCGGAAGATTCCACTTCTGCCCAAGCGTGTCCTCAGCTTGCCCATTCGTGATGATCGTCCCGGCTGTGCCCGTCACCATGACATCGACTTGTGAGTAGGTAGCAACCGCACGCCGGATGCCGTTCTTTTTCACGTCTCGGCTTAACGCATCCCCGCTGGCAGTGGTCGGGGAATGGCTGTTGTAAATCTTGGCAGCCACTTGCAAGGTGTCGTACAGCGCCAAGGCGAGGACTGCGACCCATTGTCCGTCTTGTGAGTCGGCCTCTAAGTAGACATCCGTCCCGTAAATCTCTCGGTACTTGCCCTGAAACGTGGCCAAGATCGTGGGATAGTCTGGGTAGTGAAAGCCGGTGCTATCGATGTAGATCAAGTCTGCCAATTCCACTACAACACCTCCGTCAAGACTGCCTCACCGTATTGCGTCGTCAAGGCCACCTGCACCGTGACGGTGCGTTGTTCTCCGTCTCGAATGACTTGGAAGTCATCGATCGCGGACACCCCCGGCGTGCTCAAGATGCGCTCGCGCAAGGCTGGCTCCAGGCTCTTGCTCGTGTGCATTCCCAGAATGGCTTGCTGATACGGTGTGCCTTCTTCGTCATCGAGAAACCAATCGCCGCGCCACAATTGGAGTCGTGTCCGCACGGCCTGCGCCACGGCTGCCGGTGTGTCTCGATGGAAGTCCGCTTGTTGATGACCAAAGGTCATGTCACCGTCAGCATTGAGTTTCCGGTACCGCATCTTAGTTCGGGGCTCCCGTGCTGCCGCCGCCCGGCGTGACTCCGCTATGGGTATGTGCCGCGCCGACGTTCTTGCCGCCGCTGGTGAACGATCCGCCGCTGTGCGTCATGTTGCCGGTCTGTGTGAGGTTGCCGGTCAAGATGATGTTCCCTTGGATCTGAATGCCGGTGGCTGTGAGCTTGATGAAAATATCCCGCGCCTCAGTGCGCAGCTCGATCCCATCCGCTTGCACGTTGGCCAGCGTCTTTGGTTGGCTTGTCGGCGCGAAGATGGCGAACCCATCGGAGAGGTCGTGCATCCGCGACTCGATCGGTGCCCCTTGCCCTCCGTTCTGCCACCAGGCGTCGATGCACCGTGAGGCAAACACCACCAACACGTCGTCACCCACGGCCACCGGCAACGTGAGCGCAAACCCGCCCGCGCGCGGCCACATGATGGGCACATCCACGAGCATGGGCATGGCGACAAACCGCACGCTGCCGTCTGCGTGCGTGATGGCCCCCCGGATTGCCGGCTGCACGGAGACCGTCTGCTTGGCGAGATCCACGCTCTGCACGAGGCCCGGCAGTGCCGTCCACAGTCTGGCCTGTGCCGCCTCGATCGCCAGGCGCATGCCTTCCTCGATGTCGTCGAAGTGTTCACGCCTATCCATTCAGCTTCACCTGTTTGCCGGTCGGTAACGTGTCGTCCACACCAAGACACAGCAGATCCACATACCATTCCTGTCCATGCGTATCGCCGACAAACTGCGCCACCAGCACGCGATAGAACCCGTCCTGCTGGATGGCCACGGGCTTATTCACGGCATCCCCTTGGGTGCTGTCGGGGAGCGCGGCCTCGGCAATATCGCGCTGGTTGAGGCGGACCTTGCCACCGATTGTGATCCGCGGGTTCAGGAGACACCGGACCTTGATGCCATCGTCGGTTTGCTCCGGCGTGCCAACGAGGCCGGTCTTGCTGGTCAAGACCACGGCTTGCGTCGGCAGCGTCCCGGTCTGGGCTACAAACTGGACTACGCCGTCTTGAATCGACCACGAGGCGTCCAGTTCTTTCGCGTGGTGACGGAGATAATCGCGTGCCATGCCGTAGAGCACTTTCCCGCGCGGCAGCTTCACCCCGTTGTTCGCCACCGTGGGGCCGGCCGTCACGCCCAGGCCGGTCATCGAGTGGACGGAGAGGTTGGCTTGATCCGTCTGTGTGGCACCGGCTTGGAGCGTGGCATTCACCGTAGCCCCGTTGTACGCCACGTCCCCATCCCCGGCGGCAATACTGATGTAGGAATCAGTCCCGTTCTCGCGGCCTCTGCGCACCTGCTTGATGGTTCCGGCAAATATCCTACCGTAGAGACTGTCGTATCCGGCCTGAACTTTAATAGCCGTGAACTCCTTGCCGATCCGCGCCGCGACATCCTCGGCGACATTGTAGATGGTGACGGCAGCCGTGTTGGGTGTCTGGCCATCGGTTTTCTTGATCACAAACTTCGTGCGCAACTGCGACAAATCCAACCCGGCCCCGGCATCGCCGGATATCAGCACGTTGCACCGTCGGAGAAATTGCCGTTGCGTTGTCATATGGGCAAATAGTACAGATTCGCCGTGCGGCCAAGATTGTCGAGTGTTGGATCGGCGTCTTGATCCCCGTCCGTATGGACGACCAATTGCCCGGGAATGCCAAGATGGGCATGCTGCTCTAGCAAGTCCGCGCCCGTCACCAACGCCACCGACGCCACCAACGGGGTGCCCGTCTCGCCGTCGAACAGGGACAGCTCCCACGCCGGGATCTCGTCGTTCCATTTCGTTTCCATGGTCAAGGCCTTCCCGGACAGCGCAATGTTGAACCGCTGCGGCACGGGTTCAAGCGGGATGCGGTAGGAGGTCTCGATCATGAGCCACCAATCGTCTGTAGAATGCTGCGCCGGACAGGTTCTGGTTGCTTCGTGCCGCCGTTCTGCGTTGCGCCCGTCTTGCCTGGTGTGCGCTGTCGTTGACGAGGCGGGACGGCGATTGTCTCCACGGACACAATGCGCACTTCCTGAAGCTGCGCCGTCACAGACAGTACGTGCTCGGTGTCCCGGTCGGTCGTCTGGGCCAGCGACTTGATCAGCATGTTCTTGTAGATGCGCTTGCCGGTCACCACGTCCAATGGCTCGAAGGACGATTGCAACGCGAGGAGCTTCGTGTACACGTCACGGAGTGGTACATTCTCTTGCGCCCCGACCATGAACTTGATCGTGACGGCTGCCGGCTTCATATAGGCGTGATCCGCGATCGAGGCCCCTTGTTGCACCGGGTGCTGGGTGATCTCGGCATCGTCTGTCGCCAACTCCTCGATCGTGATCGTGGCTGCAAACGACCCAATCGACCGACGAGTCGCAATCAAGGCCTCCAGGTTGGGACGCATGAGACTCATCGCACGCCTCCGCGCAGATTACGGGCCAGATCCGCATTCACACGACTTTGTGCCGAAACCACGGCGCGTGCGGTAGCATCAGGACTGCCGGCCCCTTGCACAACGATCTCGGTTTTCTGTGAGACGGTTTGCTGTGCGCCAGAGATCGCTTGTGCGGCCTGTGGCGATGGGGCCAGGGAGGGAAACAGCCCTGTTACTACACCAGACAAGTCCGGCAAGCTCGGCAGGTGCTTGGCGATGTCAGACATGCTCGGCAGGTGCTTGTCCAACCCGGTCAATTTGACAAAGGCTGTGACCAGATTGCTGACGACATTCCACAGCGATGTCAGTGTGTCTATCAGCGCCTGTCCGCCCTTGGCTGCTGTGGCCCATCCCCCGGCAAAGTCGCCGATCAGGAATTGGATTAGCATCTTGACCGTCTGAAAGATCGCATCGAACACATTGAACGCAACGTCACCAAGCTTGGTGATGCCGTCAATGGCAGCCGTCATGCCAGGTTCCCACTCCGTCCAATCGATCAGACTCTGGCCGCCCTCTTTCCATGTTAAGAAATCATCGACCAGCAACCCGATGGCAGCCACGAGCGACAAGACCATGCCGAGCGGAGTGGCCAAGAACGAGAGGTTCAGCAGCCTCCAGGCCGCCACTGCGGCCCCCACGATCAGCGCCCATCCATCCGTCGCCTTATTCACACGATCGAACCACCCCAACAGCCCGGCGATAATCTGAATCACTCGGCCGCCGACACTCGTGAAGGCCTCAGCGATCCGGAGGGCCACGGCCACAATCGGCTCAATCGCGCTGATCACTTGTGGCATGTTCGACACCAACTGTTTACGCAGGCCGTCCATGCTCTGCTGAATCTGTCCCATGAACCGGAGGGCGACGGCCTTGCGCACGCCGTCGATGACGAATCCCAGCCGCGTGAGGCTGTCCATGTAATCGGAGGAGGCTTTGGCTGCGGCATTGGCATCGATGCCGGCGGCTTGATACATCGCGCGGTATTCGTCGCGCAGTCCGGTGACATCGGTCGTCAAGGCCTGCACCATCGTGCGGTCAATGCCCAATTTCGTCAGGACGGCTTGCTGTTGTCCGGCCTCCATGCCTTTGAGCTTGTCGCCGATCTCCTGCATGAGGACGGCGGTATTCTTCAGCTTGCCGTGCTGGTCTTTGACGGACAGCCCCAGAGCCTGAAACACGATCTTGCCCCGCCCGATCCCCATAAAGGCTTCGCCAGCCGATTGGGCCAATCCGTCAAAGGAGGACATGACCGCATCCAGACTGGAGTCCGTCAACGAGGCCACGTGTCCCAATTCCAGAATTTCGTTGGCGGTCGAATTCACCCGGGCTGCCAAATCGGACACCTTATCCAGATCCTTCGCGCTATCGGTGACGAGCGCCACCATGTATCCTGCGGCAGCCGTGACGGCAGCACTCAAGGCCACGACTTTCGCCGTGGCCACGGCCACACCACCGGCAAACTTCTTGAGCCCGGCTTCATCGATGTCAAAGCCCAGGCCGACGAGAAATTCTTTAATCGTGTCCGACGATCCGCTCATGTGTCCGCCTCTCGAAACCGTCGCTCATTCTCGTCTTGCACATCCAGCGCGTCATTGATCCGCGCCACATCCTCAAGACTCAGGGTGCCGTCCACCAAGCGTTCATACCGGCAGGCCCCGCGCAACACGGGCCGCATCAACCAATCCTCCCCATCCGGCATCGTCACCCAACTGACTGGCCGCTTGGCGGTCGGAAGAGTGCGCGCAAATCCGAGGGGAGTGCGGCGAAAAAACCGGATAAATTCTGCTGGAGGCAGACCCATGCCAGTTGGAGCATTTGCGTCATCGCAATGTCGCTGTAGGCCAACACGTGGCCCGTACTCACTGGGCCCCATCCGAGGCCTGTGGGCTGTTTCCGTTCGACCACGGCCAACAGCCCAAACAGGCAATAATTCATGTCGTCATCGGACAGCTTGGCAAAGGCCCCCATGACGGCTGGCACTGCGGTCAACACGTCGGCCTCGGCATTGCCTGTTGCACCCCGCAGGGCTGGGGCCAATTCACCAAAGATCGGCCCCAGCCGACGCACGATATGAAACTGTTTCAGCGCATCGATCCGGCCCACACGATATGTATGTTCACCAATGGTGTGTTCCATGGCTTAGATCACCGGCGTGCCGATGCCCAAGACGGGTGCCGTGCGGATGGCGTCAAAGGTCCACTCGACCGCCCCACCCTCCACGGCATAGTTGATCGTCGGACGCTTCTTGAATGCCGCCGCCACCAGCACAATGCTGTCCCCGCGCGCGATGTCACGAATGGCGATGGTGTTCTTGCCGTGCAAGAGGCTGGACGAGGTTTGAATGTTGTACATCAGCTGCAAAATCGCGTTCATGGGCGACGTCTTAAGCAGGCGCACCGTCACCACGCTCGCCTCATTGGCGACCAGCGAGTGCATGCCGCTTCCGTCCGCCCCAATGGTCATCACGTTCTTGTCTTCTGCGGCCTCGATCGTGATGCCTTCCTTGTCCGCCCCGGCCCCCATGCCCAGGTTCGCCGCGCCGCCGATCCCGACGATGGCAGCCACCACGTCCTTGAATGAATAGGTCATTGCGTTGTCCCTCCTTTAGCCCTGTGATGGAGCGTTGATTATCGGTTCACGTCCACGATGCAATCGATTTGATGCACGGCCCCGGCCAGCTTCAACGCAATCTGAATGGGAGGCGCGATGCGCTGTTCACGGACGGCTTGCGCCTGCAACGTCATCGACTCGGTGTAGATGTAATAGCCCTCCTTCAAATAATCCCCGCGCTGGAGCTGTCCGAACCCATCCGCGTGCCAGGTGCCCGGCGCCACCAAGCCGTTGTTCACGGCTTCGTCGCACACACTCGCGGCGACACTGACCAATTGGTTCTGTCCGGCGTCGGTCTGGGGAATCTTGGTCTTGCTCTGGTAGAGCAGGTTGTATTCTGCGTTTTGGAGCGCATCGGCGAACCAATCCAGGCCATGCATTTCATCGAAGTAGGCCTGCCCTGACATGACGCCCTCTTGTAAAATCGCCGTGTCGTTGTTGTAGTTCACGAACACGTTGCACCGCTTACTTTTCAGCGTCTGGGCCTGAGTCTCCGTCAACGTGTTGGCCACGATGCCCGGCTGTTGTTTGAACATGAGGGTGATCGTGCTGCGGTTGGCCGAGAAGTTCACCGAGAAGGCCCGACCAAACATCGAGGCCACCGCGTACTTGTTCGCGCTGTGATAGACGCACGTCCGCGTGTAGTTCAGATCCTTCATGATGGTGGCCAGATCGGTCAGATACGTGCTATCCAACACCCGCGTGTCCGTCTCCGTGATCCCGAAGAGCCGGCTGACGCTGGCTCCCTGGATGAAGGCCGCGACTGCCGTCAACTCTGCATTGTTCGGCATCGTGGCAGCTGCGAACATCGACCCGTACCAGGCCCCAGAACGGTTGGCCAACTCCGTGACGCACGCCACAGGGGTTTCTGCCGCATACCCTTGAACCAATCCAGTGGCCGTGGTGCTCGTCAACTTGAGCATCCCGGAAATGTCGAACCCCGCCCCGGTTGGCTCAGCATAGGTGATGGTGGAGGTTGCCCCGGTCGTGTCGCTGGTAATCTTGAAGCGTGACCCGTCCCACGTACACCCGCCGCCGACGAGTGCCGTGTCAATGATCGTCGCAACCGCGTTGAGATTGGCCGCACCGGAAAAGTCCAGGAGCGACAACGTTTTCAATACGCCGTCAATCGTGATCTTAAATGATCCGGTGGTAATCGCCGTCCAGGTGGCCAGCAATTGTTCGGTGGCGGTTAAGACCGCCCCTTTCACAAACGCCTTCGTGGCTGTGCGCAACCAGCGACCCGTCATCAGGGTTTTCGGTTTCGGCGTCTGGCTGAAGTACAAAGACGCGGCCAGATATTCTGGCGCGGACGTGCCGTAGTCCGTGGCCACCGACTCCAGATCCGTGTAGGTGCGCAACCGCTCCAATCCATCGACCACGTCGGAATCCCCGACCACCAACAGCGTGCCGAATCCGCGCCGGGCCGCCGCCAATGGCGCCAGGTTGACTTGGACACTCACCAACCGTGCTACGTTCAATCCGTTCATGTTGCGACCCTCCTGTTAGGCTTGCCAAGTATGCGTTAACGGTTCTGTGTTGTCTGTCGTGATGGTGCCGGTGACGCCCAAGAACTTCATGACCGCATAGGTGCGCCGGATTTCACGCCGGAATGACAGGGTGAGGTCGGCGCGATCAAACCACCGTGCATTGATCTGTTCCGGCACGCGCATCGTGCCACTGCTCCCGACATAGCCGATCCCCGCCGCCCGCAAGGTGTCCCGGTTCTGTGAGAGGTCCAAGGCGTCTCGCAGCCGTCCGGCATAGTCCTGACAATTCGGCCCGTACCACGCGCACAGCACCTCCAGGTCCTCGTGCCGCACGATCTTGGCCGACGTGTCGGAATCCTGGTCGTGGTAGGCGTTCGCGTCCGGCGTCTGCGAGACGATCGAGAAGGCGCACCAATCCACCGTGATGGCCGGCACGGGAGGCGGTTCCGGCTGCCACATGGGACGCACCAACGTCCCCGCCAGTCCGGTGACATCGCGGATCAAGTCATGCAGGAGCAGGCGCAGCGCGGCCCCTTCCGTGGGGCCGGCCGTCTGCACCAAGGGGCCGGCGACGTTACTCGGCATAGACCGTCTCCCTCACACACAACGTGACGGTGAACCCAGCGCCCATGTGCATCCAATCTTCCAGCACCGCCGTGGCCTTGTACCGTTGGCCGCCCCAGACAATCATGTCGGCATACTCTCCTGGCCCTTCGTTCTGGATCTGACCCTGGTGGTAGACGGCGATCGCATCGGTCACCCGCACGCCTTCAGGCACCAGCTGAAGCTGATTCTTCCCCAGAGTGGAGATGACCACCGTGATGGTCTCACTCGTCTCCGTCACACTATTGAGCCCGTCACTGGTCACCGATGACGACCGCCGAATGCGCGTCACCGCATCCGTGAAATCCACATCGGTCAACAGTTCAGAGACATCGATGAAGCCCATGTTATTTGTCCCGCACCACGTAGGTGATGCTGTTCAGCAGCTGCGCCGTGCGCACCAACGGCTTTTCACCCGCAAATCCTTTGCGCCGTCGCGCGGCGAGTGTTCGTTGCGATAACGGCTTAAACGGTTTGTCTTCCGTCCCACCGTTGCGCAAGGTCTGCTTCACCGTCGTTTGCCCGATCAACCCGGCCGTGTTCAGCCCCTGGTCCAGAGCGTGGGGATCGCCGTCAAGTGCCGCTTGTGCCGCAGCCTTCAAGGCCTTGATGGTCTTGGCCTCTGCCGCTCGCACCCCCGGCACCAGGAACGGGCGTGCCGGAATCTTCTGCACCCCGCTCCCCTTCTCGTGGATGTAGCCGAGCGCCGCGTTCCCCAGCGCTCCGTCCTGGCGTTGATTCTCTGGCGCCGGAATGCCAATCAGCACCCGGCGTTTGGCCATCGTGCCGATCGACTCGGCCACCTGCTTGAACAGGTCTTTCGTGATGGTCATGCCCGTCATAGCTGCACACACCCCGCGCCGATCAGCCGTGACAGCTGGATGAACTGCCGCCCGTACACCGTCTGGTTCCAATGACCGGCCCCCGGCAGCATCGACTCGCCCGTGTCGTAGCTGACTGTTACAGAGCCCACAGTTTTGCTCGACACCACCCCGCCAGGGGCGTTCCCGCCACCGGCAACCAGTTTCAGGTTGTGGGCCACAAACAGCATGGACGCATGCTCAAAGAGCGTGCCAAAGCGATCCGCGCTGATCTGGGCCTCACCGATCCCTGCCCATGTCTGGATCGTCGCATCGGGATACGTCACCGCGCTTGCGAACTCTGGAAAGAGCGCGCGCAAGTTGGTGACGAATGCGGGGGTGCCGTGTGCCATCGTGTGCCTTCTTTACTTGATCGCCTCAATCAGGCTGTAGAGTTCATCCACCACCGTCTTGCGGTTTTTCCCGGTCTGTTCCATCTCCACCAGCTCCAGCAGCGCGTCCTCCGTAAACGTGCGGCTCTGCAACGCCAGCAGTACGTCCTTGGCCGACAGGTCAAGAAGCGTCGAGCCCTCAGCGGGCTTCGACTCGGGGACGTCGGCCTGTGCCACAATGGCGTCCCCGTCCTTGACTAAGGCCTCGAAGAACCAGCCCGTACACAACTCCTCCGGCACGTGATGGGTGCCGATGCGAAACTGTTGATGGGCCGCCCCGAAGCCTAATTCCACGACACGCTTAAACGTGACAGTTTTCATGCTGCGATCCTTTCTCTCATGCGGTTTTTCCCGGGCTGTTCTCTCTCCGCTCAGTTGTGAAATGCGTGCTCCTTAGAACCCGTCCCGATACAGCACGGTTTCGGGGTACACCATTTCCACTTCGCCAAAGGCCCAGATGTACGGCGCATTGAACCGCACGCCGAGGTAGTACGGGGTCTCGCGGCGAACCGGCACCATGGGAAACCGTACCCGGTCCTCTTGGTTTGTGTACGCCACCATACGATCCGTCGCGCCCGCGCCCCGGCCCGTCAGCCACTTGACCGGCTGAATGTCCAGCTCGCGACCGTTGACGGAATTGCTGATCGTGTTTTCCTTGACGTACTTCAGGATGCTCTTGTCCGCTGATGTGCTGACCTTGGTCCCGACCAGGTAGGAGAACTTGGCCGGGGGAAGGAGCAACTTGTCCGGGCACACCGCGTACCCGCTGGCTACCCAGGCCGCGTTGAGCATGTCGTTGATGTCGCGCACGATCTGATCCGCCGTCTTCGCGGTCCACAGGGCCGATGACCCCGCACCGTCCGCCGCCACACTGGCCGCTGAGACCAACGGGCTGTTACAGAGGCCATACGCCCCGACTTCGGTGTCGCCGACGTACACCATTTCGTCGGTGTCCATCTGGTACTTGATGTTCATGGCGTTGAACTTCGCCTGGTCGATCGGCTGGCCCAACAGCTGAGACCGTTCCAATTCCACGGACATGTAGCTCAACTCCATGCCCAGAAGGCGCAACGGCAGGACGATCCGTTCGCCGTTGATGGTGACGCCGGGCAACGCCGTCGCGTTCGGTGCCAGCCACGGCTTGCCGCTTGCCGACTGCGACCCCATCGCGCCGACATTGGACCGCAGGAACGAGGTGGACTCGTTCGCCATGGACAAGCCGCCGCGCAACTTGATGTCCCGGCCCCAGCTGACGGAATACAGCGGCATGTAGAGCCGCTGATCCATGCTGTCCAATTGGTTGACGAAGTAGGCCAGGGTGGAATCGAACACCTGCGCCCGGTTGTCTCGCACTCTGGCCCGCTTGATCGTGTGCATCGTGGCTGCCCTCCGTGTATGAGAAAAGTGTGAACGTATTCAGGACGGGGTTCCGTCCGTCTGCTCCTGCCTTACTTGATCCGAATTTCTGCGACGTTGTTGGCGTCTTTTCCGGCGGCCGCCCACACCACCCCGGTCAAGGCGACGTTGTTGACGCCATCCGCCGTGGCTTCCAGGTCGCCAGCTGCCCCACCCGATGCCACCACGCGCATGTAGACGATGCCATTGCGCACGGGCGTGCCGATCGTGCATTTCACGTTCGCATAGCCGCGCACCAACAGCCCCTGCACGGCATCCGACTTCGGGGTCGCGCCGGCAAAGGTTTGTGCCGTATCCCCGGCAATGCTGGGGGCTTGCCGCGTCAGCAACCCATAGAACGAGGCCGCGGTATCGCCCACCTCGATCTTCGTGACCTTGCCGGCCACCAGCTTGATCGGCAGCCCGTAGGCCGCTGGCACCTTCGCGGTGTCGAACAACCCCGATTCCACCACCGCGTCTTGCGGCCTGGTGATTTCCCCCGCTACCCCTGATTCCATCCGTGTCGTAATCGATGCCATGGTCCGTCCCTCCCGTTAAGTGCTCTGTGTGGTGTGCGCCCGTGTCTTCGATGCCAATCGCCGCTTACCGTCCCGCGTACTGCTTGGCGTTGATCTCGTTCACTTTCTCCGGGGTCATGGCTCCCGGCTTGATGGACGGCAAATTGTCGATGGTGCTGTGCTTCGCCAAGGCGGCCCGCCGTGACGCTTTCACCAGCTCTGACGCGGACACCAACAACGCGCCGACTTCATCCTCAGTCATCGTATCCAGCCCCTTGCCGCGCATGAGCGGCGCGATCATGTCTTTCGTGTCCGCTTGTCCCAGCGCATGGTCCAATGATTTGCGGGCGACGTCCTTCGACTTGACGATACCAGGGGCCAGGATCTCAGCCCGTGCAATCGTGTCGGCATCGGTACACAGGGCGTCTGCCGCTTTCCCATCGCCCACGACTGCCGGTTTGCCGGTCCCGTCCAACGACTCCAAACCCAGGAGCTTCGCCAACGCCGCTTCCATGGTGCCGAGCCGGGTGCCGATCTTCCCCACCTCGTCGTCGACTCGTTTCCCAATGGCTGCCACTTCATCGCGAATGGCCGCTGTGGCCGTATCGGCAGCCTGACCCGTTCCGCCCGCGTTGCCATTGCTGTCTGTGTCCGGTAACGCCGCCTCGTCCAACGCCTTCCCGAAAATAGCCAACAGTCGTTCCTTCAACTTCATGTCCTGTCCTCCTTGGTTATGCACGTGATCGACAATGGCGCACTCCGAGCCGCACCGCCCTTCGTACACCAGTGCCACATGGTTGCCGATGATGTTGGTCTGTTTGCCCAGTCCTGGCGCGACTTCCACGAAGTCTGCGTCATACCCACAGGACACTTCGCGTAGCGCCTTGGATTGCACCGCGATGATGGCCGCCGAATCCGTGATGAGGAGATCCGCTAAGAGCTTGTCGGCGTCCTCGCCCGTCCCAGGCCGCACGTGTTGGACGATGCCGACGGCCAACTTGCGCCAGTTCTCCGGTGTGACAAAATCCCCGCCCATCGGGTGATGCAGCGTGACGGGTTTGCCCTCGAAGCTCGCAATCGTTTCCGGCGCATGAATGTCGCCGACCTCACGCGAGACCACCGTGCTGCCAGCGCCCGGCGTGATCGGCACTTCGTGGCGCCCATAGACCAACTCGCCCGCGCGCGCGATCGGCACCCCCAGGCAGATCAAGTAGCCTTCCGGCGTGATGTGGATATTTTCGCTTAAGCTGGCGGCAGAATAGTATTTCATGCGGCCTGCCCTTCCAGGGATGCGGCTCCCATCGGTTCGCCGTGCAAGATCGGGACGGCGAAGCATCGGCAGTTCGGGAACTCCCCAGGGTTGCCGGTCATGCCGTCCCCTAACGTGGGTGGCGTATCGAATCGATGCACGGTGCCCTGCATGGCCGCGTGTGTGTCTCGAGTATCGGCATCCTCCACGGTTTCCCATTGGTAGTGCGTGGCGCCCACGGCCTCGGCCCGTGCCTGCGTCAAGGCGGCATTGGCCTTGGCGACTTCTGTTCGGGCGATGAGGGTGGCCCGGCTCACCGTCACCTGTTCCGTCTGCGCCAACTGTTCGGCGATCTCCGCCGCCCGGGTGCCGTCGTGTTGTGCCTGTTGGGCAAGTCGTTGGGCCCGCTCCCCGGCCTGAATCGGGAGACTCGTGATCAATTCCACTTGCCGATGCTGGAGCATCCGTGCCGTCTGTCCTTCCAAAGACGCCGCCAACGGTCCACGCAGGGCCATGCCCGCCGTGCGAGAGCGTCGTTCGAAGGCCTTGCGGTTCGTGCGTGCCACGTCGTCCACCATGTCGTGCGCGACCCGTGTCGCCCACGGGGTCAGCACCTTGGCGTATTCCCGCAAGAGCCGCATCATCTGTTCCCCATCGGATAACCGCGAACCGTGAATGTGGGTCTGCACCATCCCCGCCACGATCCGCGCCACGCGCTTGAGCGCCTTCTGAAAATTGCGTTCTGCCGCCTTACTGGATGCAAAGGTTCTTGCCATGATCGGCCTACGACTTGAGCCATGCCTGAATCCGGTCTAGGACTTTATTGCCCTTGTCCCGCTTCGTGTCCTGGTCCGTGTCCTCGTCTGCCTCTTCGCCCTTGACCATCTCCGGTGTCTTCCCCCCGGCCCCTTCAAGCGGAGGAGTCGCAATCCCCGGCTGTGGAGGCGGTTCGTGCTCTGCGTCTGTGATGTCTTGATCCGTGATATTGGTGAAGAGGCCAGTGGTCGCGGACATCTGCCGCAATTCGCGCAGCGCCGTCGGCAACGTAATGAGGCCCTTTTCATAGGCTGAGCCGACCGATGCCGTCACTTCAGTACCCAGCTTCGACCGCTGTTCGTCGTTCAACTGCCACAAGGGTGCGAACTCGAAATCGAAGGCTTCGTCGGCGTCCTTCCCGAGGACCGACTGGTGCAGCACCCGCAGCACCCGAAAGAGCCCATCCCGCAATCGGCTTTCCTGTTGCGCGTGAATGCCGTCATAGTACATGCGCAGGTCCGACTCGCCGGTGCTGTTCAAGCCGGCTGGCGATTGCCCGAACAACCGCACGAGTGGGATGCCTGATGCCCCTGAAATCTGCTGGCCCATTTGCATGATGATGTCGCTGAGTCCGGCAAAGGTGTAGCTGTGCGCGTCGAAGACATCCTCTTTGTCCAGGAGCGTGATGCCTTCGGAGTTTTGCAAATAGGCCATGTACTTGAACATCTTGATCAGGTTCTCTTCGGCCTGCCCGCCCGTTGAGAGGATGTCTCGCAATCCGTGCACGCTGACGGTGCGCAAGTGCGCCCGTTGTGCCAGGCTCGCCGCGCCCATGGTCGTGGAATCAAACGGCAAGAGCCGGTCGTACAACCGCTCCACTTCGCTCTCGCCCCAGAATTGCTCGGTGAGGGCCTGCCGCCAGGGGAGCTGAATGCCGATGTGCCGGATCACCCGCGTATGGTGCATCGTGATCGGCTTGATGGTGCCTTCGCCCAGCAATGTGTAGTACAACGGCAGACCCATGTTCGGGCCGCTCTCGATCACGCGGCTCACGTCTGGCGTGACCCGCCAGCGATCGTAGACCGCCAGGCCCTTGAACTGGCCCTTCTGTACCGACTCCAGCGTCAGTTCACTGTCCGGCGCTTGGCCGTCGACCACGATGAACGAGATCGCGCCGCCGTACAGCCGCCCCCACTTGATGCCGTCCAGCAGGCTGTTCCAGACATGCAACCGCGTCAATGCGGTCTGGAGCTTCTGCACATTCTTGGGGTCGGTGTCTCCCGTGATCGTGATCCCGGCGCGGGTCATGTCTTCGGCCACCGCATCGACCACCTTGCCGATGATCCAGCTGCCCCGATAGAGGTTATCGAGCACGACTTGATTCTGGGTGATGGCGTTTTTGACGTAGACGCCTTGCGACAACAGGTTGTCCGCGCCAACCCCAAGCCGTGCCGCCAGGTTGGCGAACCCGTCTGCGGTCGGTGTCCGTGTCCGCTTCTTCTTCACAGGATGTGCTCCCATTGACGGACGGTATTGCCCGCGAGCATGTCCTTGATCGCGTCCAGCATGGGGTCGATCTGGTCATCGTGGGCATGACCCAGATCGGCAGAAAAATCTTCGCACTCGTTCAAGAGGGCGCTCACAAAATCGGCGTCCTCCGGCAGCACCACATAGCCCGACTCAATATGGCCGGTGCCGTCCTCTGCGCGAGTCAGCTTGTCGACGGTGCGCTCAATGCCCACAATGGGAAACTTCCCCAATTTGCGAATGTCCTGGATCATCCCAGTGCCGCTCACCTTGTCTTCGACCTTCATGGTGCGCAGTGCGCCGAACTTGTCGGCATTGAAGGCCTTGTGCTTGTTCCAGAACGCAATCGCCATCGTCCGCAATTCTGGGGCTTGCCACTTGCCGCGGATTTGATCGATCAGATAGATCCGGCCATCGGTGCCCAAGCCCCAGCACTGGAACACCGAATAGTCGTTGTGCTCTTTCGTCTTCTGCGCCGTATCGCCGTAGATGACGCGATACTTCAGCGGAGGCAGCACGGTGTAGAACTTGAACCAGGCGATCTTGAAGACTGACCCGCCCGCCTTTTTGGGGTTGCCCTGGTAGAGCGCGTCAAAGCTGGCCGACGACAGAATGCGCTTGCGTTCCACGAGGAACGCTTCGGACTTGAGTTCAGGGAACAGCGCCTCGCCTTCTTTCCGGTGCGGTTCATCCTGTTCAGCCAGCGCCGGGAAGCGGAGGACGCGCACGTCGTCGCCGAACTGCTCCATGATGCGGCCGGTCGGATCGTCTGTGGCCCAGCGCGTGGCAATGACGAGAAACCCCGCCCCATCAGAAAACCGCGTGAAGAAGTCGTCGGTGAAGTAGTCCCACATCGCGTCTTTGACGTGCTGACTATTGGCTTCCTTCCGGCCCTTTAGCGGATCGTCGATCAGGCCAAAGTCCAAGCCTTCGCCGTTGATCGCGCCGTTGACCGTCGTGTTGCGGAAATACCCGTCATGTCCGACGTACTCGATCAGCTCGCGGTTGCGGGTGGCATCCGACGGGCTGCCGGCTTCGTTGATGCGGGTTTGGGGGAACACGCGATGATATTTCGCGGAACTCATCACCCGTTGGACGCGCAGGTTCGCGCGAATGCCGAGCCGATCACTGAAGGACGTATAGATCGTGCGGAGGTGCGGGGCCTTCCCCGCAATCCAGGTGACGAGATCCACCGCATTGAGTGACTTGCCATGTTGTGGAGGCGCAGCGATCACCAGCTTCGGGGCCTTCCCCGCGATCAAATCTTCAGCAAATTGCTGGAGGGCCTTGGCCAATTCGAACGGAAACCACCCCAGCGTCATGCGCGGGTTCATGAACCGGCGATAGGCCCAAAACGACTCACGCGCCTCGTAGACCATCAGCTGTTCCATGAGGTCGAGGTCGGAGGGCGACGGGGTACGTTCGAGTGTGGCCGTCATCATGGCTTGGTCAACAACTCCGTGGGCCATCCGCGTTTCGTCAATTCAGCGCGCAGTTGGTCTTTGGTCAGTGAGACATCTTGGACTTGAATCGGCCCGCCCTTCGCGCCGGTCACTTCATGCCGGTCCCGGTACTTCTCCGGCTTCGCGCCCTTCAGGAGGAAAATCAACAGCGTGTCGGAGTATTTGCGAATCGCCCCGACCCGTTTTCCACCTTGGTAGACCGGCTCCAGCGTGCCCTCGATGGCCCGGCGCCGGGCTTCTTTCTCCAGGGATTCGATGGCCTCTTCTTGAGCCTCTTGGTACGCGGCGAGGAATTTCTTGTCGGTTTTGATCCAGAGATAAAATGTCCGGCGAGCAATGCCGACCTCTTTGCAGGCGTGCGTCACCGTGCCAACCTTGACGTAGGCTTCGAGGACGTTTTGTTTTTGGAGCTTGACGGCGTGCGTGCCCATCAGCACGGGACCATCCGCTTTTGGCGAACAAAAATCGAGGCCTGGTGGCAGCGTTTGGCAGCGTTTGGCAAACTTTATTTTTCGAGGGGCCGGGAGGTCGAAGAGGAATCGATGAAGCGTTGCACTTCAGGAAGCGACACACGTAATTGGCCATGAATGCGGTTGGCGCGGAGCTTCCCGATCTTGATGAAGCGATAGAAGGTCCGTTCACTGATCCGCAGTACCTGTTGCACCTCCGGCGGCGTGAGGAGCTTGGGAAGGGAGTCGGTCATGGCTGGGCCTTCCCCTTCCGGCATTCCAGCACCATCGCCTCCGGAATCCGCCCCGCCGTGGTGCACAGATCGTACTTCCCGAACACGCCGATTTCGATGCGATACTCCACCACCGCGAGAATCAGCTCTGCGCCTCGATAAAACCGCACCCAGTCGCCGACGGAACAGGTCATGGACCCACCTCCTGGGCTCGCTGGCGGAGCTTATGTGCCATTAGATTGAACGTCATTTGGCACAGTGCATAGCCATCACAGCGATCCTTGCAGTCTGCGGATTCGTGCGTCTGTCTTGGCACAGACGCGTCATCATCCCATTCCTTCAATATCGTTTCAGCTTCAGCGTCTAACATCGTCGCCGCCTCCTCCAGCACCGCCCGCTCGGTGGCGGCAAGGAGGGCAAGAATTCTTGTGGTTAGCCACGCAGCCTTCACAGCCTGGCTTGTCGGCACGTCAGGGTTATCTTCCGCGTAATATGATTCCACGAGTTCTTTCGCCTGCGCCTCGCGCTTGGCCTGGCGGTTCTCCATCACATCTATCTTGGTATCGATGTGCTGCTCCATCGCAGGCGATTTACAAATACAGAAATGTTTGCAACACGTATCACACAGGTCGTAGTGATGGCTCATGTCGCCTCCTTCTTCCCCTGCCGCGTGCGGTACTCGTTGACGCGCTTATCATAGTTCAGGAACCAATGGGCAGAATCACGCAACTCGCGGGATTCCAGGCACGCCACGGCAAACTTC